TGTGATGAGATATGAGCGACGAAACAGAAGTATCTGATCCACAGTTTCACGCCGTGATCCTGCACCCCGACGGCACGTTTGCGTCTGAGACCTTTGCGTCTTCTGCCGCTCTTGCTATCAGGCTACAAGAACTTGTCAACAAAGACGTGTCAGTAGTCTGCTACCAAGGGCGGCGGTTACACATATCAAAACCGCCGCTGCGTTATTTGATGTTGCCAGATGGAAATCTGCCGTTGTTCGCCGTCGACCCGAGCATCGAACCAGACGATTCTGGTTACCTCGGCGTTGATCCAATTCACCTTGAAGGTCCGGCTCAACTCAATGTACCCGCGGCCAAGTCTGGCGTCGCGCCCGACGAGTTCTTCTCTGACGACGACGGCGAGACGATCAACATTTTTGACGCCGCCATGCCCGACCCTGACAACTAAATTTTTGTCAAAAACGCGGCATATTTATAGCACCCCGTTTCGTTGTGGGTGCTCAGAAACAAGAGGGTTCCGATGCGTGTAGTGACATTTCGCGGCGGCGCCGTCAAGCGCCAGCGAAAGATCAGTGACAACAAAATTTTGGTTGTGTTCTATTCCCGACCACCAATGGTTGTCACACCGGCTGAATGGGAAACAGAAAAGCAGAATATGTTTTATGACGCGAGCGTAAAGCGCCGCGAGATTGTCCGTAGCCTGTAAAGGACTCACTATGTCAATTGCAGCAGAAAATACAAACACTGATTCGAGGGTGATTGCCGTAATCGCTCAGCAGCGTCGACTGCTGAAGAGATGGGAAAACATCTCGCACTATTTGGGTGGTGTTGGCGCCGGCATTTACATGCCCGGTATTGACCAAACCTTTGACCGCCCGATCCGTCGCATCGCCGGCCGCCGACGGCCGCCGCTGCTGACACTGGAAGGTGACTCGCTCAACTTCACCGGCGCCATCAGTCGTCGTCAAAACAACAAACTGGTATACACGCCAATCTTCAATTACGACCTGACTCTGCCGTACACTCCGCGTGGCGGCGGTCGTACGCTTCCAGCAAATAACCTCGTACTTGCGCGCCGCGCCAACGAGTTGCTGGCGGCGCTTGTCGGGTTCGGGCAGCGCGTGTCCTTTAACGTGCACGAAGCGCTGCCGCCGTTTCGGTTCCCGGAAGTGATCCGCAACAGCCGCGGGTTCATGATCGCCGAGAACTACGCAACCGTGTTGGGTCTTGAAGTCGACAATCCGGCCAAGATGCTGGAGACGATCTCCGTCCGATTGCCGAGTCCGGCAGCCAAAATCTTGGCCCGCCACGGAATTGAGTTTCCGATGTCGGTCGGCGCGGAAGAGTTGGAAAACTTGGTACGGGAATTCCGCGCCGAGTTTCCGGCGACCGAAATTGGTTGGTCGGTCGTTGTCGACGCTTTGCTGTTTCGTCGTGACTATGTTTCGGTCGATATGCCGCTGCCGCAAGCCGCGGCGGTAGCGCCAAACGCAACTGTGCTGGCTATGCAGCACGCACTGCCCAGCGCCAAGTTGCGCTGGGAGGCGTCGCACGCCGAACTGTTGCACGCCGCGCAGAATCCGAACCAGCCTTTAACAATAGGCCGGTTGTCTGCGATGCAGGTGTTTCCGATCGAGACTGCGCAGGATATGCCGGACGACTACGCCGGCACCGTGCTGGCCCCAGTCGACTGGGCGCCGCCCGACGGTAACGGACCGTTTGCGGACGACGACCGCGAACCAGACCCGACCCGCCCGCCGGCGAAGGCTTTCGCAGCCTGAGTAACATGCGCTACTTTCTTAAACCAACGACGCCTGTTTTGCCGTGGCTTTTAGACCACGACGATACGCCGCGCGCTTTGCCGATCTTCCCTCAAGACGGCGAAAACGGTTTAGTAGTAGCGCATTTGTTAGCCGGCGGAATCTGCGCGGAGGTTGTACTTTCAGCCAAACATCTTCCGGAGGCTTGCGGCCCCGGGATACCGCTTGGCAGACTGTATTTCCAGATTCCAAAAAGTCTGTTATACAGTGTCTGTGATGATCTCCGCCCAGAGAACTTCGGGGGTTAGCGCTTAGCAGCGCGCCCCCGTTTTTTTAGATATCAGCGCTATGAATTACAAAGACCCGTCTGAAATCCAGATGGAAAACGGCCGCACAATGGCCGATTACATGCGTCGTGGACCTTTTGGTTTACGCGGCGTGGTGGTCGCTAAGGCCACGGCTGGTGGTACGCCTGTAAACTACGATCCGCACGATATGTCTAAAGTGCGTATTAATATTGTAGACCCAAACGGCAAAAGTACGAGTGACGTGTCAATTGGCGATTTTACGTCAAGCCGTGTAAATGCCGCACTTGAAAAGGCAAACGAAAAAGTACCCGGTGACGACATTGACTCTGTAAGGGAGCGTGCGGCAATGGTATTCGAAGAATTGGCAAAAATGACCAAATCAGGCGTGCAGCGTGTTCCTGCTAAAAAAACAAATGCAGTCGTAGCGCCGCCGCCGGTAGACGAGGATGACTCAATTGAGGTTGACATTGTCGATGAGTTGCAAGAAGAGATTAACCAGCATCCTGCGCCTCCGCCGGTCCCCGGGCCGCCAATCGACAAGATTGATAGAACGTACAGCCCCATGGCGGCGTTCGGGTTAAAGAAGAAAACTCCGGGTCCTGCGCAAAATGTAACGGCATCAGCAACGCACGCTGCCCGTGTGGGGCCGCCGCAAAAACTGGTATACTTTGAGAAAGAAGGCATCGGGACCGTGCCGGCTTTTTTCCACGACGTAATCGTTTCTTTAACGCCGACCGATGAATACGGCTTAGAAGAAACTGGTTTCGTTGTATTAGTTTACGATCTTCGTTTTGAACAGAGTGCTGCGCGTTGGTTTCCGCCTGCAAACGATCCGTATCAGCGACCGTGGGCGGCGCAAATTAACGACGATGCGCGGCTTTACCTTGTTCATACAACCGGTTTTCAGTATGTTTATGACAGCCGCGAATACTGCGTTTTGACGGTAGAGCGCGCCATAACGTCTACAGGAATTGAATAATGGAAAAGCAAGGCGTTATTAAAGAAGGGCTTACGCCCCCAGAGCACGAGGCCGAAAAGACTGCGGCTGAAATAGATAACAAAAAGCCAACGGTAGCCGAATTAGATTCGGATTTTCGCAAACGTGCTGCCGAAACTACTCACAACGCCTGCAAAAAATAGGTGATTAGGTGACGCTCGCGCCAACCGTATCTATGGGCTACAACTCGCTCGGAAAGGGGGTCACCTCTGACGAGCGATTCCCAGACCCGTTCTGCGACATCGCTAGTCTCTCCATGCCGGAGAGTATTCAGACAGCCCTGCGCTGGACTGAGTACGTCATGAACGCCAACGGCCCTTACCGACAGGCAATCGACCGTGTTGTGTCATACTTCATTACTGATATTGAAATTTATGACATCGGCGAAAACACAACCGGGCGCGAAGAAAAAGAAAAGTTTCGTGTCTTTCTAGAGGACACGTTGAGCATCAAGAATACGCTGCACAGCATCGGCTTGGATTACATGACATATGGCAACTCATTTACGAGTTTGCTTGTGCCGTTCCGCCGTTATCTGTCGTGCAAGCACTGCGGCCTAGAAATGCCGCTCGACAAAGTACACAACTCGCCGCAGTGCGCGTTTAAGTGGCAAGACTTCAAGTTCCACGCTACGTGCCCAAAATGCAAAACAACAGGCGAGTGGCGGCATATTGACCGGCGCAGCGGCGACTCCGAACACATGAGCGTCAAGCGTTGGAGTCCGCACGAAATTGATATCTTGTGGGACCCGTACACAGGAGAATGCTCGTATGTGTGGAAGATTCCTCAAGATTACCGCGCGCTGATCAAAGAAGGTCATTTGCATCATTTAGAGCGCGCTAGTTGGGAAGTTATTCAAGCGATCAAAAACGAACAGAACTTGATGTTTGACAAAGGTGTGATCTACCACCTTAAAGAAGACGCGCTGTCCGGCATGCGAAACCGCGGCTGGGGTATCTCCCGCGTGCTGACCAACTTTAGGCAGGCGTGGTATTACCAGATTTTGCACAGGTACAACGAAGCCGTCGCGCTTGACTACGTCATTCCTTTTCGCGTTATTACGCCGGCACCGCGCGGCGGCGACGCGCAGTCGAGTGACCCGGTACACACTATCAACCTGTCTAACTTTTCCGCGCGCGTCAGCGCGATGCTCCGTGCTCGCCGCACCGACCCTGCGCGCTGGAACGTGCTGCCGTTCCCAGTGAATTATCAAGCACTCGGCGGTGACGCCAGCCAGTTAGCCCCGAAAGACTTGCTAGAGCAAGGGCTTGATACGTTGTTGAAGTGTATTGGCATGCCCGTCGAATTGTTCAACGGCACGCTTCAACTGCAAGCGGCGCCAGCCGCGCTTCGTTTATTTGAGGCAAACTGGAGTCATCTGCCGCACAATATGAATCGGTTTCTGACAGACCTTGCGGCAAACATCGCCAAGATTATGTCGTGGGAACCGGTTGGCGCGAAGTTAATGCGCGTCACACACGCCGACGACCTCAACCGGCAGATGGCCAAACTGCAACTTATGCAGGGCCAGCAAATCAGCAAGACAACAGGTCTCAAGTCTGTCGGCTTGGATTACGAGGAAGAGACAAAGCGCATGCTCGACGAAGAGCGGATTTACGCAGAAGAGCAAGAGCGCATGCAAAAGGAAATGGAACAGTCGCAGCAGATGAAGGACCTGTCACAACAGGCGCCCATGATAGGCAACGTCGGCAACGCTGGCGCAGGCGCGACAGGAATGCCGCAGCAAGGCGGCGCACCGGCTCCCGCTGGTGGCGCGGCGCCTCCGGGCGCGCCACCCGGCCCGGGACAACCGACGGCTGTAGATCAGTTTCTTATGCAGCGGCAAAATTCCGGCAACATTCCTCGTACACCGGAAGACATGCAGCAGCAAGCGCAACTTATCGCCAATCAATTGCTGTCGCTGCCTGAATCGCAAAAGGATTCAGAACTCATCAAACTCAAGCGCGGCGATCAAACAATGCACGCGCTTGTTACCAGTATTATTGACGACATTCGACAGCAGGCGCGGTCGCAGGGCGGCGCTATGGTTATGCAACAACAATATGGCCAACCCAGTCCTGCGGGTGGGTAATAATGAACGTTGGCATCTACACGCATTACGCACAATGCGACCAAACATATCTTACTGTGCGGCTGGCTGAGTATTTGCGCAGTTGCGGCGTAGATTTTTCTATCTATGCCGATAACCAGCCTGCAAAGTTAAAAATTCCGTACGACAATCTTGTCGTGCACCGCTCGCGGCAAAAGTATAGCGAGTGGCTGAAGGGGCGCAGCGCTGTCGTTTGGACGCATATTCCCAAGATAGAGCAAATTAACATTGCTAAGCGCCGCGGCATCTTAACCGTTTTAGCCCCTATGTGGCAGGAACTGAGTCCGCCTTTTCGCAAAGCCGCCAGACAAGCCGACCATGTAATTGCGCTATGCACAGAAAATCGCGAACTATTTCACGGCGTATACAAGTTTCGAAACACCACGCTAATTCCCTTTGACGCTGGTTTGCCGCCGACGAAAAAAGACGCAGCAGTTAACGCGCGCAAGATAAAACTGTTTTTGCCGTGGTATGACCGAAATGCTCGTTGCGCTCAAAGTTATTTTTTGGATCGTTTGGCATATTTGTTAACTCACATGCCAGAAGCGCATTTGACGGTTTGCATTTCGTCTAGTAAATTTTCTCCGGCAATTGCTAAGTTTTTTCAACGGCTTGGCCAAAAGACGGATGGCCGCGTTGTTGTTGCCCGCAATGTGCCTATTCAAAAAAGACCCAGTCTATATGCCGCGCACGATTTAACCATCAACCCCGCTGAGTGCGACAACTATGGTTTATGTAATTTAACGTCTATTTGCTGCGGCACTCCGGTGCTAACGTTTGCTGTAGCGCCGCAAACAGATTTTGTATATCCAGAAGTAAACGGCGTGCTTGTAAAAACAAAAGTCGATTACGATGAAAACGGCGCACCTCACGCCAACCCTGATTACGACAGTTTTGCTGATGCCCTGCAAACCCTTATCGCGGAGCCTAGGCATATTGACCTGATGAACAAAAAAATCAACTACAATTTGAACTCTAGACGCAAGGCCTTTGAATTAGGTTGGCAGTCAGTCTTGCGGCTTGTTTGAATTGGTGCATGGAGGCACCTATGAAAAAGGCCGACGATTTGTCGATAGACAAGACATTTCAATTTGCGACGCAGTGTTACGCAGACAAAAAAACCAACACCGGCTACGAATTGATGGAGCACTGCAAATGCGTAGCCCGGCAGGCAGAAGTTATAGCGCAGCGGCTGTATAACGAGTTACGCCCAGATTACGTATCCGAACACATGAAAGAAACGGTCGCGGCTATTGTGCATTGCGGCCTGCTTCACGACGTTTTGAATGTGAGTGCGTGTGCCTTTGAAAACATCGCCGAAATCACCAACGTGCAAATCGCCGCTATGGTGGCCGCAATTAGCCGCGACTACCGGCTTGTTGAAACCAAACGCGACATGGAATTTCGCGGTCGACTTAGCCAGAGCGCTGTCGGAACACAAATAGTCGCCGTGGCAGATGTTATTTGCACGGCTAAAGAAATAGCAAAAACAGTCGACACAACTGGGCTGGCTACAGCGGCTAGGTCCAAAAAAATAATGGCCCAACTGGACGGCGACCTATTGGCAATTCACGCTGCTAGCAAGTACTATGCGCTTCGCATGTATGTTCATGCAGCCAAAAACTTGCTGAACGACATCAGTCAAAAGATTAAAGCCCAAAAGCAAAAAGCCAAGATGGAAAAGGCGTTGCTGCAAACAGCCAAAAATATCAAAGAAGCAGCCGCCGCAAAGAGTAAAGAAACGAAATCTAAGAAAGACAAGAAAGCCGAGGTGCGTTATGCCCGAAAGCGAAATATTCGATCAGATTCGGAATGATTACGTCGTAGCGGAAAACGCCGACGACACAGTGGCGGATACCTTGAAGAAATTTTGCGAATACGCTAAGACATGGTTCGCAAAAAACGGCATAATTGGTGTGGGGCAAACTTCGCAGGGTTTTGCGTTCCGGTTCCAAGACGGTACGGAACGAGTTCTGTTTTCGCCAAATCAACGCACTGTCGCGGATCAGCCGGCCATGTCTATTTCTGGTAACTCCGGCGGCCCCGTGCGCATGGTTGCCCCTATGACCGATACCTCTTTCAAAATCACTGGCTAACACAAGGAACTATTCGTGTTTGTTTGCTTCGAAGGAATCGACGGCGCCGGTAAAAGCACTCAAGCCCGCCTGCTTCAGCAGCGCCTTGCCGCGGAAGGTTACAAGGTTGAACTCGTGGCAGACCCCGGGACAACCAAAATAGGCACAGCAATTCGTCAAATTCTTTTGGACAACGACGGCCCAATTACGCCAGCGGCGCAGATGTTGTTGTTCTCTGCCGCCCGGGCCGAGTTATCTGCGCACATCAAACAACAGATAAAGAAAAAGACGATCATCGTCTGCGACCGCTGGTTTCTCTCGACGCTTGTGTATCAGGGCGTCATGAACGATCTGCCAATAGACGTGCTTATTGATATCTTTGACATGTCGGACTGTATCTTCCCTGACATCTGCTTTTTGCTTGACCTTGATCCGCGCGATGCCAAAAAGCGGACGGGCAAACCCCGCGATCGTTATGAGCGCAAATGCGCAGCAGACCGCCGAACCATGCGGGCGGCGTACTTAGAATTCGTACGCGACGCTGACTACGCCGAACGCACGGCAATTGTGCCGGCTGAAGAAAAGCCGGATACCGTACACAACACGATTTACGACGTCGTCAAATCGGAGTTGCGGGAGCGTAACCTGAAACCTATTGCTAGAAGGGACTCTGCAAATGGTCGTAGTAAACGCGCAGCAAGAGCAGTTAAAGCAAGAACGTGACTACTCGCTCTTCGCCGCTCGCAAGGAAGTTCGCAAGTTAGAGCGCGAACTTATCGTTAATCCAGAGAATCGGACAGCGAACGCGGCTTTACGCAGCATCGCCTATATGCTGTTGCAGTTGGCGCAAAAGTATGTGCCCAACACGACGGGCGCCTTTGCCGACCACTCCGATCTCGTTTACTGCATCAAACTTTTGCAAGAAATGGGTTTTAAACCAGAGATTACTTCTAAATTCGACAGCGCTGTGTCGAGTGTCAGTCTTAACGTTATCCGCAATTCCTTTGAGTACAGGCAATTACGGAATAAAATAAAGGCGTGTCTGGCTGTGATTGCCGACCTAACGGACAGGCCAGCAGCGGCTGGTACGCAGGACTACCAAAAAGGAATTCGAGAGGGCTATCGTCGCGCTAGTGATATCGCGGTGTTGTTCCTCGAAGACATTAACGAAAACTTATGAGCATGGATTCGCATAGCGTCGTGGCGGCATTAAGCGATCTCAATCCTGATGCCGTATTGTTTGACAACATGGATTCCGCCGTCATTGGCATTGGCTACGTCGGGCATCATGAACCTGTCGCCGTGTACAGCAAAGCCAAGATTTACGAAAAGTTGCTGGCTGACGGCTTTTCGCAAGAAGATGCGGAAGAGTATTTTTCTGGCAAGTTCACCAACTTGTGGGCGGCTGAACATACGCCAGTAATCGTCGACGATCTTTCGGAGCAGTAATCTGTGGCGAGTATTGTTGAAAACCGGGCTGACCTTATTCAGTACGTAAACGGTTCTGGTAAGGATTCTCCCGCGCTGATAGTCCAATCTGGTGACTGGGATATCGGCGATCACGTTGAGTCGGGGATTGTGTTTGACGTATTTGGCGATCAGCCGCCGATCCTGACTTCGGCTGACGCGCGTAAATTGGCAAAATGGCTTACGCGCGCAGCAGACAACTTAGACGGCGTAAAGAAATCTGAGAAAAAGCACAAGCAGCGCCATTACTACGAGCAAGACGATATCGACGAATACTGAGGCCATTTGTGAAAAATCTGCTGCTCTGCCTGTTTCTGCTCGCAGCCGCTGCTCGCGCAGAAGCGGCAGAGTTGCTCATTTTTACGGCAGAGTGGTGCGGCCCGTGTCAATTGCTTAAAGCCGACCACGCCGCGGACCCTACGCTTTTTGATAACTATACGTGGGGCTATGTCGATTTTGACGCGGAAAAAGAACTTGTGCAAATGTACGGTGTGCGTACGGTCCCTACATTTCTTATACTGGAGCGCAATACAGTCGTCCGGCAGCAGGTCGGCTATCAGGGGCCAGAAAAGTTGAAAAACTGGCTCAAGGGTACGCAACCCAGACGTTTTAGGCGTAGCCATGTCGAATAAAAAAATCTCAGAACTGCCTATAAAGACAGAACCACACCCGGCCGATTTTGTGCCGATTGTCGACACTGGCGTTACGCCGATAACGACAAAACGAACAACCATACAAAATATTGTTGGAATTCTTCGCGGTCTCCCCGGCGGCGTGGCCAGTCTTGACGGCGATGGAAAAATTCCCACGATTCAATTGCCCGCTGGCATCGGCGGAGGCGCCTCTGGCCCGACAGGCGCCACAGGAGCGATTGGCGCTACTGGCGTTAGAGGACCCACAGGCACACGAGGGGTCACGGGCGCAACTGGCGCCGGCGCTACTGGTGTTACTGGCCCTGTCGGCGCTACAGGCGCTGTTGGCCCCAGTGGGCCTTTGGGACCAACCGGGGCTACAGGGGTTTCCGGACTAGCCGGCGCAACAGGCGTTGCTGGTCCGAGCGGCGCGCTGGGACCAACTGGGGCTACAGGCGTTTCTGGACCAGTTGGCGCAACAGGTGCTTCTGGCCTCGCGGGAACTTCTTGGGCGGAACTAACAAGTTCAAGTTTTGTAGGCAATTCCTTCACGGCGACGCCCGGCGGACAATACTACTTAGCCCCCAACGACGCGGCGTCGTTGATTGACAGGACAATAGTCGACCCGTCGTCGCCGGCATTGGGTGACTACTATCTCGTTTGGAATCAGGGCGAACCAACTAACACGCTCGTCGGCGGCACCGCGGTTCGCTCAGGACAAATTGTCGCGCGAATTTTTTCCGGGCCTCTCAGCGGCTGGACAAACGAAGTATTGGTCGATACGAACAGCGTCGGCAGCGATTACGAATTTTCTGTTTCGTATAGCGGCTCGTCTCCAAGCGCCGTGACCGGTTTGCCACCCGGCTGGTCGGCTAGCATATCGTCGAACGACGTCACGATTACACACACCGTCGGTAAGCAGGTAAAAGACGTTACGTACTGGGGCTACACCGCGGCAACAGGTTTGTGGCACGCGAGATACCCAACAGCCTCTAGCGAATTAACACTGACCGAAAGCACAAAAACTTCGGCATTTAAAATTCGCATTTCTAACACCGTCGTGGCATGCGACACAGGTGGCACAGCGCGTATTGTTTGCTTCTTCTAACAGCAAAAGCCTGAGCCATGTCATTCACGCCAACGAAGGTTCTTTTAGTAACTCTAAGCAACACGACTCCAGTTGCCTTTTGGGCGGCGGGAGGTCCGTGGGAAGGAGCGGCGTATCGTTGGTCGGCCACTCTCAATGTTTTGCCGCAAGCCCACGGCGATCCCAGCACGCCCACCCCAAATTTTTATGACGGCAATGATATCAAAGCCGGCGACTACATCGTTACGGGAGGCCGCGGCCGCATACTCAAAGTAGTTTCAATCACGACAGCCGATGACACTGAAGTCGCGTGCGTGCTTGAAGACGAAAATCAACAAAACGCATTTCTAAACGAAAACCAAGACGGCGACGGTTTGATATCAGAGTCTGAAGGTTTGCTTTTTGAAGTAGTCAACGGTTGGCCAATCCTTCATCCGTTACCAGACTCTTTATCTGGTTATTTGCCGCCATATTTCTCGGCTGACATCATCGCGCGGTTTATGTACACGCGCGTAGACCCGTCGGCTGGCGCCACAGGCGCTACCGGCGCCGCCGGAGCAACAGGCGTTCAAGGTGATCCCGGCGGACCAACTGGCCCTACTGGCGCTACAGGCGTTTCTGGTCCGGCTGGCCCAACTGGCGCGTCTGGCGTCAACGGCACCACAGGTCCTACTGGCGCCACGGGCGTTTCTGGCCCTGCCGGCCCAACTGGCGCGTCTGGTGTCGCTGGCGGAGTCGGGGTAACTGGCGCTACAGGCGTCTCCGGACCAGAAGGCCCTACAGGTCCGTCTGGCGTTAACGGCCAAACGGGGCCGACGGGCGCTACCGGCGTTATCGGCGCTACGGGGGCAACTGGCCCACGCGGCGTCGCCATGCGCATCATGGGCGAACTTATAGAGTGGCCTCCAAGTCCCTCGCCGGACTTCGGCGATTTGTGGGTCGCCGTTGATCCGATCCCCGCTGATGTCCCTGCTGATTTAAGCGTCAATCCGTCTGACGGTATTGTATGGGCAGAGTCTGGCGCCGGCGGTGATTGGCTGAACATAGGTCCTTTTCAAGGACCTTCAGGCCCTTCCGGGCCTATAGGCGCCACAGGCGCTACAGGCGTTCGCGGTATACAGGGCGTTCGTGGCGCAACCGGCCCGCAGGGCGATCCGGCTACAAATTACGTTTTGAGCGTAAATGCACAAACAGGC